ACAGCCCATACTCTTCGAGCAGCGCATTAAATCTTTCGATAAATTCAAATCCTCTGTCATCTATATCATAGTTCAAAATACCGTATAATCCGCTACCATCGAAAGTTATGCTGATAGTGTCAGGATTGCAGTATTCAAGATATTCCTTGACATCTATGTTATCCTCGACTTTTTCAGTCAGTACCAATTCGTAAGCATCGTCACTGACTTTATAGCCGTATATCCATCTTTTACCATTGGCATAAATAGTGCAGTCTCCGAGTACATCATATTCGGTAAGCAGAGCTACTATTTTCAGTCTGAGTTTTTCTATTTGTGCTTTAGTCATTGCCGTAAACCTCCTTGTAGAGCTTCTTGACATATCCACTCATGGTATACTTAATGCCATTTTTCTGACAGTCATCTATAATCCGCATTAATGCGGTTTTATCGCTATCTGTATACCCCCTGAAATCAAAGAGACTGTCAATAACAGCGTTATCAACAGTCCTTTTGGTTATTTTCAGTGTGGTGGGCATTTTCCCACCGTAGATGTGATACTTTTCTCCCATAACATTATCCTCCATCACTTGTAGTAGGCAGCAAGTGACCTATAATAAGCCACTTCCGCAGCCATTGTTGTTGTATTCTTGCGGAAAATCCAATTGAACAATCTAATCATCGCCATCTACCTCCTGGATAGAATAATAGCTGTAAAACAGCTCTTCTTCTTCATTAGTTCCTTCATAGTCACCCTCAGCGATAGCTTCCAGCCATTCAAACGAAAGGTAATTTTCTACCTCATAGAAAATGGTACTTGCAAAAACAGGCACAGCGAAGTTTCCTATCTGATGCCATACGATGAAGAACTTTTCGTTTTCATCTACACAGCAGACTTCCTCTGCATCCGTGTATTCATACAGCTCACCATTGGTATTCTCATACTCTGTGAGCCATTCTCCGTTTGACAGGAGAATTTCGTCACCTGTCGCATGAACATTCTGTCCTTTCACCCACTTGTCATAGGGCATTTTTTCGAGACTTCTTCTTACAATTACTTCCATAATAACACACTCCTATTGTATTATATGTCGTTTAGCTTGCCATCATCAGTGCATAAGTCGCTATCTCATGCAGACAGAGAGCGTGCGCCCTCTGTTTCGGCTTTTCATCTATAAGTCCAGACCATTCACGCTGTAATGATAGTCCAGTCCTTGTATTTGCCTGTTTTCAGAGCTTCCATCAGTCCTTTTGTGCTTGCAAGGTCAGAAAAACCCTGCTCGCTAAAGAACTGATTGCGATATCTCCCAGTGGTTCTGGAATAATCCCAGTTCTCACCGAGACTTATGGTATTATTCTGATAGTCGATAGTGGCTATCATGCTGTCATAACTCTGGAAAGTTGTCCTGCTTGTTGCGTTATCCCTAATAACGAACTGATTAGGGACTTTCCTGCCGCTTGCGCTGCTGGTCATGTTCTTTACTGTCATCATAGTTAGTTCCTCCTTGTCACTGATTGTTAACGAGTTCCTTGTAGAACTCATATGCTTCTTCTGCCTCGCTGAGGGTTTTATACCCTGAACTACGAGGACAATGTGTTGTTGCATTTCCATAGCTGTTCAGTCCTGCCTTGTAGGATTGAACAGCTTTTCTTTCGATTACTCCGAGAAATGCTTCTTCTTGTCCTACTTTATGGGTTTTGATATACTTCATGGTTAATACCTCCATAGTCGTTATTATCTAGTTTTTGACCTAGATAGAGCCTATCACCACAGAGAATGATAAACTCTATCTAGGACAAAACACCCACCAAGCACAGTAAGTACCTAGCAAGTGTTTGTCCTAGATATAACATCAGACCATTTCAGAAGTTTCAGACCGAGTGCTGCACTTTTCACCACAGTACTAACAAATATCGAGTTGTCATCCCGATAAGTCGATATTCACTAGCACCCAAGTTGTCATGAACCAAAGGTAACTATCTCCCGATAGATTGCACCTATAGTATTTTTTGCATCAGACACCACTTACACACCGCTTAGACTCCTGACCGCCTAATTAGTGCGTAACTGGACTACGTGTACGTTCACACCTCTATGTGATACAATGCCCTTTTAGAGTTGTTAACTCTTTGACACCCTCCAATGTCTCTGATTTGGACATTTACGTCAAAGTCCTAGCCTCATCCCATTACGGACTATTACGTTCATGCAGCACTTTGAATAAGTTTTGGAGTTCGTATACCTCCCACACTGTACCGCCAATTGATACACTTAGAGCGTACCTAGAGCTTATTCACGCGGTTTTAATATTCAATTTATATCTTTTTGCTATGGTCTTATTATACCACACATTCAACTATTTGTCAAGTGGTTATTTGTAAACGATTTGTGAATAGTTTCTATTGCTCACATTGTTTAATATTTCTTTGCGCTAAACTCAAATCATTTATAACCGACTTTTTAAACAGTCGTTTGCAGTGATGATATTTACCATTTTCAAGATACTTGTAAGTTAAGTACAATCCCCTTAACTTGCCTTTATTATACCACACTTTTTATTGTTTGTCAAGTGGTTTTTTTGATTTTTTCAAATCTTTTTTTCACTTGCTAACTGTTTTCGTTTGGTATGGTCTTATTATAAAGCATTTTTGACTATTTGTCAATAGGTTTTTGCAGATTTTTTTGAGTTTGTGCAATTTGTCAATAAAAATATAGTTTGGTGTACTTCTGGTTAGATATATTGCATAAAAGGGTGTGATCTATATTACTATATGTAGTATTTAGTGTAGTTGATAGATACAATATGTAGTATACTATTATAATAAAAAAGGCGAATTATTAGAACAAATGTTCGCATGATATGGCTGCAATGATAGATAGATACTAATATAGAGCTAAATGTAGAGTATCAACACCAGAAGAATAAGAACAAATGTTCTAAAACACACTTAAAATGCAATAATTTCGGGAAAAATAAGCATCTTTTTAAGATAATGAAATACAAATAGTAAAAAGTGTTTTTGACTCAAAGACAAAAGTTATTGCATGGCTATTGTATACCGTATATTGTGAATAAAGTTGACAATACCAGGTATTTGCATAAAATAATGAATATTTTGAGATATTATGCAAATACAGTGTTTATGTGTTTTTTGATATGGTAGGTATGTATATTTTGATATGTGTGATATCATTTTGATATCAGATAATTAGTTTGCTAATTGTTAGCAAGCTAACAAATTTTTATATAACAATATGAGCTTTACTAAAAGTGACAAATACATCACATATATCACATACCGACTTTACAAAGATGATTATTGTGTAAAGTAAAAATACTTGACAGCATAGTGGCTCTGCTGTATACCAATTTGATATAATGTAAAGTACAATTACTTTATAAGTGAATGTGATAAAAACACATAATATCACATTCATTTAATGAAATGCTTTAATATGGGGCTATTTAAAACTTTATGACCGATTTTTTGTACACCTAATTCGATTACCTACTTCATATAATCACCACTAAAAAATCCAAATCCTACCAAATAAAATCCAAATCCTGTCAGAATTATTCCATATACTACCAAATAATAACTATTATTTACCAGACAATAATCACCTAATATTAAAAGAATATCATCATAATTCCTTAAAAAATATCTCAGCTCAATTATTTATATACATAATCTTACTAAACAAATGTTATCTTTTTAGAAGCTATATTTTATACTTCTTGATACCACTGGGAATAATCAAGTCAATAAGTATTATTCTCAACTATAAAAAACAGACCATAATATAAATTATATTTTATATAATAATCAATTCGGAGGTTTCGAGAATAAATAGAATTTCATCCGAACTAAACCTGTATTATCAATTTAGCATTTTTTGTTTAAATAAAAAAATATTCTAATACAAGTTACTTTATGACTTCCTCATAAAATATGAAACTAAGATTTTTAACTAATAATACTTTATCGAAGATAAAATAGAAAAGTAAAAAAGAAAATTGACAAGTGACCGAAGGGAACGCAGTCAACATTTGAATGAGCGTAGCGAATGAAAATGTCACGAGCGAAGCGAGTAAAAGAATAACACAATAAAATAATTTAACTTCCTGAGTACAAACAACCCTGAGTATAAATATCCTTTTTTATTCAGGTAAGAATCAAATATATTGATAGTTGTTTTCTTAGTATGCTCTGTAATCAAATCTAAGGCTGTTTTAAGACGTTCTATTTTTAAGTAAGGGTCTGATACTACTCTAGCTATTAAAACGCAATACAGAAGCTCCTAGGTGGCTTAGAATTAATTTCAGACAGTTAGTGTATATGCAAGTTAAGAACATTATCATTTTGCTTTTAAAGATAACCGATTTCTTCTTGAAGAAAACTTCTAGCTTAAAGAGAACTTGACGGACTAACAAGCTGTTTCTTTTTAAGCTGCTTTTTTTGTTTAACGCCGACCCATTTTTGATGCTGACCAAGCCCAGATTGTGGTGGGGGAGAATATTGTAGTTTTATGCTATTGTATAGTAGTATATGCTATGGTTCATGCAGGAAGAACAAATATATTTAGTAGGCAATAGTGCAAAAGTCGCTAATGAGGGTTATTGATTAATCTGCATATAAAATGTTTGTGATAATCTATATGCTCAATAAAGGTATGTACATTTTTTTGTACAGTAAATATTAAAAGGAAAACCGTTCATATATATTAACAATTTGTAAATTTTATTTTTACCTATTGACATTTAAGACAAATAAGTATAAACTATAAGTGGATTGTATATGTAACCCAAGAACATACAAGAACATAATTAATTCTATTTATGAGTTATAAGAAGGTGCAAAATATGAGTGATAAAACAAGACTCGCATTATCAGAAAAATTATATATTAATATTCCACAAAATTTTATTGTTAATAAAAAAATGCAGCCAGAACGAATTGCAATCTATTGTTGGCTTAGAATGAACTCAACAATAGTACCAATAATACAACCATTTGAGTGGATAAATTGGGATGCTAATTCTGAATTAAAAATGAAATACAATTCACAAGTACAATATGAATATGGTTTGATATGTCGTTGGCTAGGAAGAAACCCACTGTCAAGGTCAAGGAAGAATAATTGTTACAAACGAGTGACTGAAACAATTGAAGCATTTATTGACAATAAAATAATCGAAAATCCTAAAAGAATAAAATACAATCAATTTAAGGCTGATTTTAATGAGCTTCCTACGGAAGTACATTTTGCAAAGATATTCCCTGATGAAATAGACAAGATAATTCATTATCAATCAGATAAGTACAAAATAGTCAACAAGGCAAATGTTATGCTTGTTCTTGCGTATCTTAGATTGCGTATTCCTATCAATAACGTTGGTACAGATTATATAGAAGCGTTTGATTGTTTTTATCGAGATATTGCTAATGACATTGGTATTGGAGATGATGCCGTTCAAAAGGCAATACTTGTACTTAATGATTTGGGAATTATTTATTCGGAAGATTTTGAATATATCTCAGGAAGATTTAATCTAGTCACTCATATTTTTTCTAACGTGTATAAAAGAGATACGATTAATGGTGTCCTGATTGCATCAGGCAAAGGTTATTATAGTATGAATATAAATAAACAGAAATCAAAGTTAAAGAAAATGTACAAGGCTTTATCAGAGAGATGTATACTTAAAGCAGGAGGTGATACGAATGAAACAGCATAATAATAAGAATCAGCGGGATAAGAAGAAAGCGAATAACATAATTGTTTTATCTGAAAAAGACTTTCTTCCTCCACCAGATACAAGAACATTTAGTTCGGAGCTAGGTGGTTTTAAGGGTGGTTCTAATTTTAGAAATCATGTGGCTGATTATTTTGATTATTTAGAAGACTTCGGAATATATGATGAATGATTATTTTTTAAATAAATAGTCTAAAGTTACATACGCAAAGTCAAAAAGAAAGGTGTGATATAGTTGCTTGATACTCAGATACAAATATATAGCTGTGATACTGGTAACTTTTATTCTAAATACGAAGAACAGTTACATAGAAAGAACCATAAGATTAGAGTAGAACGAAATCAATTAATTAATGGGGCAACATTAAAACTGAAAAACAAATCAAAACGAACTATAGTTGGATATAAAGAAATTGAAAAACAATTAGTATCGTATGGTTTGTCTGACGCTGATTTAAAAGCAATTCTTAACGATGAATTTGCTTATGAAAAATTTCAAGATAACAATGATTTTGATTTGATAATACAATTAGCTAATAGATATAAATTAATCAAAGAACTGATAGAGCATAAACTTGTTTTAATTAAACAAAGTAAAGAAGAACTTTTAGATTTACTTAAACGTAAGGCTGAATTTAATATTGCTACTAATGGAAGACATCATCAAAGAAATCTTATAGAAAATAATGTTTCAAAGAAAGAAGTTATTTCTGTATTTGAATCGGAGCTTACCAGAACCATAAGATTGCAACCAAATAATTTATCTGACGAAATAATTGTAATACAGGTTTATTACTTTGATATTCTTAGAGATATAATTAATAATGGATTTTTCTTTAATAAAAATAAGTATATATTTCTGACGGCTTCGGCAGGACAGATACGAACCAAAAAAGTAGTGTTCATTAAAGAGAGTACATGGCAACATATAGAAAAGACTATGATGTGTGGTTTATCTGTTGATTTAATAAATAACAAAGGTGGTATTAATTCTAATAAGTTTTTGGCTTATACTGCTTTAAATAATTCAGCGACCGACAGATGGCAAGAATTTGATATTAACAAGACCATAGTTATTGATGACTTTGAAACAAATGTTTTTGGAAATTATGATTTTGTAAATGAAAAAGATTTTTCAATTACCAGAACGTCAGGCTATGTGCCTATTCCTCATACTGATGGCTGCGGAATGATTTTGCCAAATGCATTTGGAGTTAAACAAAAAAATAAAATGGTTAGATTACCTTGGGTTAAAGGATTGCTAGGAGTGTTCGATTTTATATCTTTTATACAGGACAAGGGATGTTCTTCTGTGATTAAAGACATATATGGAGTAGAGCATGATGTTATCAAAGAAGACATACAAGTTATTTTTACAAAGAGTCAGTTTAAACTTTATAAGTATTATGATAATTGGGAACAATATCAATGCTATTTTAAACAGTTTAATTGTCATGCAGGATTTACCAATCCAGAAGAAGATAGGATAAAAAATGCTACAATTAATTATCAAATGTTACAGAGCTTAACTGATATTACTGATGATGAAATATACAATATAGCGTATAATTCAATTGATAATTTGACTGAGATGTGTACCTCGATAGATAGAGTTAAAAAAATATTAGGTATTAGCCCATACGTTGCTACCGAAGATATGACAGCTTTACAACAGGCAATTCAAATATATCCTGAATTGTTAAATGACAGTTATATTCGTGCTAAGTTGCGTGATATTAAGAATAGCTTAATTAAAAGATATAAAGCTGGTAAGTTACAAGTTGACGGTAAGTACACTTTTATTTTGCCTGATTTGTATGCAGCTTGCGAGCATTGGTTTCAAGGAATAGAAACTCCAAAGGGATTGCTTGGCAACGGAGAAGTTTTTTGTTGGTTGTTCAGACAAAACGAAGAACTTGATTGTTTGCGTTCGCCACATTTGTTTATGGAACACGCAATTAGAAACAACATGGCTGCCAACAGTAATGAAAAACAATTAGCAATCAGAAAATGGTTTGTGACAAATGCTGTGTATACTAGCAGTTTTGATTTGATTACAAAAATAATTCAAGCAGATGTTGATGGAGATAAATGTCTTATAATATCAGATAAAACTATTATTGAAGTTGCTAAACGTAATATTAGTAAATTTGATATTGTTCCACTGTATTATGATATGGCTAAAGCTCCTGCGATACAAATTAGTATAGATAAGATTTACGATAACCTTACTGTTGCATTTACTGGCGGTAACATTGGTCAGTTTAGTAATAATATATCTAAAATTTGGAATAGTGAGATTTTTATTTCAGGGTCGCATGAAGAAAAACAACACGCAATTAATTGTATTAAACGATTGTGTTGTATGAACAATTTCGTTATTGATTAAATAAGTAGTCACTTCATACGGTAACGTATGTCGAACAAGTTGGTGAACCTACAAATGTAGGGTGTACAATCTACGATTAGGATTTGCAGGAAATGGCAAATAGAGATTGTGCTAACAGGGAAAGTCTAAATATTCGTTTCTAAATATTCGTTTTTAATAAATAGCAAAGGGGGTGAAAAAATGATAGAGTTTATTGAAAGAGCTAAGTATGGTAGAAATTTTTGCGGTATTTATATGATTGAAAATATCATAAATCATAAAGTTTATATAGGAAAAACAAAACAACCATTTTACAAAAGATACCAACTCCACGATTGGAAACTAAGACAAGGTACACACGATAATCTTCATTTACAACGTGCGTATAATAAGTATGGCGAAAGATGTTTTAAATTTAGTGTTGTAGAATGTTCAGACAATTGGACTGACGATGTATATAATGAAAAAGAAAAATATTATATTTCAAAATATCGTAGAAATAATTTATCTTATAATATTCTTGCAGGAGGTGATGGCGGCATAGGTAGAATGATGTCAGAAGATACAAAAAAGATTATAGGCGAAAAAAATAAAATACACATGACAGGAAGAACACATTCGGAAATAACTAAGAAGAAAATGTCAGAATCTCGAAAAGGTCAAAAATATACTAGATATAAGCGTACAACAATAATTAATGAGAATATTGCAAAACTTATAAAGATAAAGTTGATGAACGGAGAAAAGGCTTCAACTATTTCCAAAGAAATGTGTATTAGTTATAAAATAGTTAATGGGATTATGTCTAATAATACTTGGGATTTTGTAATTGTTGATGGTTGGGAAACATGGTACAAGAATCGTAAAAAATCACAACGATTAACGAAACAGGAAGTTCAAGAGCTTTGTGATTTATATGTCAATAACAAAAAGTCTATTGAGTATTTATCAGCAAAGTACAACAGACCAATCAACGTAATTCATAGATTGTTAATGAGACATAATTTAATATTTAATTAAAACGAATAAACGAAAACGAATACATGATAATCCTGTGCTAAGATTTATTATATATAATAAATAAAGTTAAACGACTATCCCTTTGGTGTTGAAATACACAATAGGAGTAGGGCTGAGTGAAATTCTCAGTGGGTGAGAACCCCTTAAATCGAAGTGCCAACTACGGAAACCCCTTACGAAAGTAAGCCTATGAAATTACATAGGGTAATGATATAGTCTATTCCCACTTTTAAATAAGTGTTAAAGTATTGCGAAAGCAAGGGTATAAAAGTACGCTAAGACTTTATACAAGCCTGAATATCCTAGGGAAGTCAAAGAAGACATTAAAGAATTTACTAAACTTAAACTTCCTCACTTCTTTGTTTACGCCAAAGACAAAACGGAAGACCAAGTTGAAACGATTAATAAAAGTTTTGTAAACAAACTTAACTATATAATTCCTAGTCCAAGGATTAATCATAAATATGTTAATCAAAAAGGCAAAACTAGAAGATTGGAAAAGCCTGACTACACTTTGTTGCTGCATGATATGTTGTGTTATGTAGATGAAGAAACGAATCCTGTTCTTAAAGAATATACAGAGCTTGTAAAAGAGTATGGATATAAGTTTAAAGAAATGATTGAAGGCGGTTCTCCAAGAAGTAGTTGGACTAATGCTCGATTAAGAGAATATGTACGACATAAAGAAATGATTCAGATAGTCAAAAATAGATTATCAAAAACAGGATATTCTGATATAGAGATAGCAGATATACTAACAGAGTATTTATATCGTACTGACAATAAAAATAAAGGGATTCTGTGGAATTGTTATGGAGATATTCTTTTGGAAAATCTTAAACAATGGAAGAAAAAAGCTACAAAAGAAGTTCAATGTTCTGTGTGTGGCGAATGGATAGAAGTAGATATTAAAAGTAGAAGTTGTAAATGTGATAAATGTAAGCATTAAAAAATACTCTAATATAGGGGATAAAAAAAAGACCAATAAAAAAATACCCTATATTAGAGATATCAATTTGCGACTATAAGGAAGGAGTAATTTATGTGGAAAATAATCAAATGAAAGTTAAACGTTCTGATTGTATACAATCTGTAACTGAGAAATCAAATCGTGAAATTATACAAGAGATAATTAAGCAAATAAAAAAATCTGGCGTAGTATTGTCAGAAAGACAAAGCATAGAATTATTCAAACTTCTTAGCGTAACTAATTGTACTAAACATATTGTTGAGATTGTATTTGAAGCGGTAGAAAATACTATAAAGGATTATTTGTATGAAGCAAACAATAAGATTATGGTAGTTGTTAACATCTTCAAAGGAATTTCAATAAAAGCCAAGTACATACCTGAAAGAATTAAGATTAATAATTTTAAAGGGAAAAAACAAAAATACACATCATATATTAAGCCAAAAGCAGAGTTCTCTCGTGGCTTTGTTGATAGTATAACTAAACATTGATATATACAGCTTTGCCTGTTATATATAAAAGCATTAGACTGTTGCAATAGTGACAGTCTTTTGTTATAGTATCTATATTTTACACCTTTCTTGTTGGGCTACCTACACACAGTAGCCCATTTGGGGATATAGCTCAGTTGGTCAGAGCAATCGGCTGTTAACCGATTTGTCGCAAGTTCGAGTCTTGCTGTCCCCGCCAGTTCACGAAAGTAGTTTAATTAAAACAACCAATGTATGAATTACAAGGTAGATGCAAGTAAAATCTTGCCTTTCGTATATGCGGAGTGGTGTAAAGGTAGCACATAGCCCTCATAAGGCTAGGGCAGTAGTTCAATTCTACTCTCTCGCAATACAAGAAGAATATATTAATCGGAAAGGTGATACAAATATGGATATAATGCAAGAAATAAATCAGAATGGGTTGACAAAAGAACAATATGAAAAATGTTTGCAGACTATTCTTAATAAGAAAAATGAAATTGAAGACATTGATTGGCAAGAAATTGTTGATGTGTATAATTTGCCTGTATCTTCTGTAACATTACGCAAAGCAAATGGTACTATTTTTGGTGGAGCTTTTGTTGCTGAGTATTATAAAACATTGGATAAAAACGAACAGACAACAGAAGTTCAAAATATAGTTAATAATAGTGAAGTGTCAATTAATAAAGATGGCACATATTCCAGTAAGAGATTGCTTGCTATGAATGAACATGAAAGTAAAGACCCTGAGTATCTTTTAAAGGCTCACGGATTTGATACAGATGCTTGGGAAATTGTTAGTGTGAGAAACAATATAAGACAGGCTATTAGTAGAGATGATGGTGTAGTTACTTTATATGCTAGTTTTCTAACTGCCAAACCAATTAAAGAAGATGGTGTGTCTTTAAAGAAAATTGAAGACTTCTTTAATCGACTTGATAGAAATTATTCATTACCCAAAATCAAAGAAAGATATGACTATTTACAAGGAGATAAACTGCTGTTAATTAACATAGCGGATTTGCATTTAAATTTACAGTCCACTATGATGACAACTGGAAACGAATATAATTGTGATATTGCAGAGAAATTATTTTTCTATGTAATTGAAGATATTTTGACAAGAACCCAAACTTATAATTTTGAAGAAATAGTTTTTACTATTGGCGGCGATATGTTAAACGGAGATAGTTTGTCAGGTACAACTACAAAAGGCACTCCACAGAATAATGACACTCATTATTATGATGCTTACGAGAGACTTTGTGCTATGACGATTAAAGCAATTGATGTTTTAAGGGCGAAGGCAAAGGTTAGGGTTATTTATGTACCTGGAAACCATGACGAACAAACTGGATTCAAATTAGCAAAATATATTGATGCATGGTATCGGAATGATGAATCTGTAAATGTTGATTATTCACCTTTGGCAAGAAAATATTATAAGTTTGGTAAGACACTGTTGTGTTTTGCACACGATGCTGACGTAAAAACACTACCGATGCTTATTGCAGACGAAGCAAGAGAATATTGGTCTAGCATTGACACAACAGAAGTTTTCTTGCAACATTTACATTCTGAAAATGTTATTATGGAAAAATATAATATGAGAATACAGAGATTGCCAACTATTAGCGCAAAATCAAAATGGTCAACAGATAAGGGCTATTCTTCAAAAAGACAATGTAAAACTTTTGTATTTGATATCGAAGATGGGTTGACTGATATTCTGTATACTCCAATTAAAATATAATTACTTACAAAGGTGGTGTAAAATGTGGGAAGAAGAAAACAAATAGTGTATGAGAATAATACTGAAAACACTGTAACTAAAATAGATGAACTCCAAAAATCAAAATCTAATTCACCAGTTTTACACTGCTTGTGCTGTGGAAAAGAATTAGATAACACTGAAAAATCTTATAAAAATAATAGCATAATTTATAAAAAGATAGGTAGACTTCCTTATTGTCAAGATTGTATTGTAGATATTTACGAAAATTATGTTGACGATTATAAAAAGCAGAAGTGTGCCAATCCATATAGCAAAGCCATGCAGAGATTTTGTATGGCTTTTGATTATTATTATAGTGACAAAGTGTTTGAAGCTGCATCAAGAGAATTAAGTTTGAGAGATGGATTTGGAGATAATGATGATGATTATAGTTTAGTTCTCTTTTATTTACGTCAAATGAACTTAGTGCAGTATAGAAAGAAAAATTATAATTCAACACTTAAAGAAGAACTTGATAAAACTAAAAAAGAAATACAGGAAGAAAAGCAATCTTCAATTAATGATGACGATGTAAAAAGACTTAACACAATTAGTAAAGCTACTTCATTTTTTGGAACAGGATTTACAAGTGATGATTATGTATTTTTACAAGAACAATATGATGATTGGGTTACAAGACATGAATGTCAAACCAAATCTCAGGAAGAGATGTTCAAACAGATTTGCTTTACTCAATTAAATCTTCTGAAAGCACAAAGACTAGGTGAAGATACCAAAGATATCAATGCTACTTATCTTAAACAGCTTGAAGCTGCTAAATTGCAACCAAAGCAAAATAAAGGTGAAACTGTATCAGAAGCTCAAACGTTTGGTACTTTGATAGATAAATGGGAACAAACAAGACCGATACCTGAACCTGATGAAGAATTAAAAGATGTAGATAAATTGGGTTTAATGTTGGATGTTTTCTTTAAGGGGCATTTAGCAAAAGTCATGGGATTAAAGAATGGTTTATCTAGGCTTTATGATAGATATATAAAAAAATATACTGTTCAACGACCTGAATACAAAGACGAAGAAAACAACGAGGTTTTATTTGATGCAATTTTTGGTAGTTCCTCTTTAATTGATGAGGAGTGATTTTATGATACAGACTGCTAAGTTATCAGAAAAAGAAATTGCTAACAAGAAGTCACAGCGTATTATGGACGGTATCGCTGCATGGTGTGGTTTCTATCGCTGTAATCCTCAAAGATTTGTAAAAGACTACCTCAATATTACATTAAAAACATTCCAAAAATTTTTGATTTATGCAATGATGCACAATAATCATTTTTTATTTTGGGCTGCGAGGTCTATCGGTAAAACATGGCTAACGGCTTTGTTTTGTGTTGTACGTTGTATTTTATTCCCAGGTACAAAAATATGTATTGCCTCTGGAACAAGAGGACAAGCTAATGAAGTTTTAGAAAAAATACTAACCGATTTTTGTGTTAGATATAGTTGGGGTTCTGACAATCTTCGTAGAGAAATTGATATGACAAAATCAAGTGTCGGTACAAACAAAGCAGAAATAATATTCCATAATGGTTCATGGATTAAGGTTGTAACCGCATCCGACAGTGCTAGAGGAAATCGAGCAAATATTCTTGTCATCGATGAATTTCGTATGGTTGATAAAAATACCATTCAAACAGTTCTTAAAAGATTCATGGGTAATCCTAGACAACCAGCTTATTTGAATTTGCCTGAATACAAAGACAAAGAAGAATATCTTGAAACTAATATCGAGATATATATGAGTTCTGCTTGGTTTAAATCTCATTGGAGTTATGAAAAATCTAAAGCATATACAGTTAATTTATTGGGTGGTAGACCTGGATATTTTGTTTGTGCTATACCTTATCAAATGGCTATTAAAGAAGGCTTGAAAAAAAGAGTAGAAATTGAAGATGAAATGTCAGAGTCAGATTTTGATGAAATGACATTCTCTATGGAAATGTGTTGTTTGCCAATAGGTGATGGCGAAGAAAGTTTCTTTAGTTCTGAAACAGTTACTAATTGTAGAAAATTACAAACAGCATTATACCCACCTGACCAATATGATAAACAATTTTCCAAGGTACAAGATTTGCTTACTAATGAAAGAAGAATATTATCTGTGGACATAGCACTTATGGCTTCTAAGAAACACAAAAACGATGCAAGTTCGATTATTATTAACGATGCTATCCCTACAAATAAAAATACATATACAGCAAACATTGTGTATCTTGAATCCCATGAAGGACTATTGACAAATAAGTTGGCATTAAAAGTAAGAAGATTATTTGATGCTTATAAATGCACAGATTTGGTAATAGATGCTGCTGGTGCAGGACAGGGTGTGTTCGATTTGTTAGTACAAGATATGTACGATGATGAATTAGGTAAGGTATATCCAGCATTAGGTATAAGTAGACTAACCTGTAACGATAAAGCTATGATAGAACGTTGTCCTGTTGATAAAGCACCACAAGTTATACACCCTATCAAGGCAAGTGAAATGTTCAATACTAAGATATGTACTTTACTTCGTTCTGCTTTTAAAAATAATAATATAAATCTTTTGGTTTCTGAATTGGAAATTGAAGAAAAATTGAGAACTCAGATTAAGGGTTATAACAAAATGATTGCTGACAAACAAGTAAAATATAAACTCCCTTATATTGAAACAACGTTTTTAGTATATGAATTGATTAGACTACAGCATGAAATTAAGGGTACTAATATAAGAATTTACGAACTATCAGGGGCGAGAAAAGACCGATATAGTTCACTTGCGTATAATTATTATATAATGAACCAACTTGAAATCAGCATATTGAGGAAACCTAAGACTGAAAGAGATATAACTGATATGGCAAAAGCATATCAAAAATTAAACAGAAGACCCAATATGTACTAATAGGAGGTGATGGCTTTGAACTCAAAAAAGAACAAGACTAAAAATCAAGTGATATATAATAAACAGCAATATGAAAAAGATAATTATAATTTTTTAGAGTCTCTAAAAACAGGGAATATAGACCGTACTGCATTTAAAAGATTGATGGTTAGTGATTTATGTTCCAAGACACAGATATTGGACACTGGATATATAGGGCATATTAGCTTGGAAGATGCTGTTCATGCAATGCACCATCCTGTTAGACATTGGAGAATGTTGTTAGAACTATCTAAGTATCTGATGCACATTTCACCCCACTATTATAGATTGTGTATGTACTATAGTAATATGGCACTTTTTTGTTGGTGGATAGATTTATATGATGTAAACAGCGATAAGTTAAAGGTAGACACTTTAAAAAATGTTTATGCTAAACTTGCTACTCGTTTTGAAAATATGAATTTAAAACATGAGTTTTCAAAGATAATGAAAGTGTTGCCATATCAAGATATATATTGTGGACTTACTGTCGAAAATACTAATAACACAGATTTCTTTTTTCAAGAAATAGATTATAAGGTTTGTAGACTTTATCAGGTTCAAGATGGTTTATATAATTTTGATATCAACTTAGCGGCTATTAAAGCTAAAAACCTTTCCGCTTATCCTGATTATGTTCAACAGGCATATTTAGATTTTGAAGATGGGAAAATAGGTAAATGGTATCTGCCTCCTGCTGATAAACAAATATGTGTGAAGTTTAATTCTCAATGGACTTATCCTTATCCTTTAATGATTGGTATGATAAAAGATATTTTGGATTTAGATATATATAAGAAACTTAAATTGCAGTCTGCCAGAACAGACAATTATAAAGCGATTATGATTAAAGTTCCTATTGATGAATCTACAGTAGATAAGCCATTGCTTTCTCCTGAGCTTCTTAGTATTTTTTCTGATATCAACAAAGAAAGTTTATCTGATGATGTAGGATTGATTTATACATTGGGTTCAAACGGTGAAGCTATTAGTTTTAAAGACTCAAATAATACAACGAATAATGTTTCTGATGGTGTAAGCGAATTATATAATTCGGCTGGTATTCCTAAAGATTTGTTCAATGGTGCTTCGACAAGTACCGCTTTAACTTTGTCTGTTGAGAACGATGCGGGATTTATATATAACATATATCGTCAATTTGAGCGTTGGTGTAATCGGTATATTAAGTTAAAAAAATATAATAACTCAACTTATAAATTTGCGTTTACTTTGCTTGATATTACAATATTTAATCGTGATGCTGTTAGCAAACGATACAAAGAAGCGATTTCTTTGGGTGCTACAGTTGTCGATAAATGGTTGGCTTCATTGGGTATGACTCCAAGTCGTACAATGGGGTCTTTTATTTTGCACAAAGATATTTTTGATTTTCAAAATAATTTTGTACAGCTATCATCTGCTTTTAATTCTTCTTCCGATGGAGAAGCAGGAAGACCTACTAATAGTGATAAAGGAGAGTTACTTAGTGACGAGGGGGAAAAGACAGCAGATGGAGATAAAAATGACGGATAGGTGGTGATGAATTATGGCTAAGAAAAATGGTGTATCGTTGCCTGTTCTGGTTGAAAAAATTGCAAATTATGAACTATCTGATACAGACGAGAGAATAACAAAAGTTAAAATATACCTTATGCATTTAGGGTTAAACTTTAATGGTTGCATTTTTAACAAAGAAGTTGTAGATGCAGCTATTCCTAGTTTGGCTTATTGTCCAATAGTAGGATTTATTGAGAAAGATAAAACTACAGGAGAAAATGATTATTCTGACCATCGTTTTGTTATTACTAAAGACGATAAAGGAGTAAGACAAAAATACAAAGGTTCAGCTTATGGTGTTATTCTTTCAGAAGATGAAAACAATGCTCATTACGAAGAACGACTTTGTGATGATGGAGAAACAAGAACATTTTTAGTTGTTGAGGGCATTATGTGGAATATGTTTGAGGACAGCTATGACATTATTCAGAGAGATGGAATTAAAAGTCAATCTATGGAATTGTTTCAGAAAGACGAAAATTCTTATGATGGTTATGAAGATGATAATGGAAATTTTGTAATGACTAGATTTTCGTTTAGGGCAAGCTGTATTCTTGGTAATTCGTATGAACCCGCAATGATTAATTCAACAGTTGAAGTTGTTAATTTTACAATGAATGATTTTGTAAAAAATATTCAAAGTGAAATTAGTGATAAATATTCATTGTTTGAAAAAATAATGAAAGAACAAAAAAATAAGGTAGGAGGTAATGAAAAAATGTCTAAGGAAAATTTTTCTGTTATGAGTCAATTTAATGATATTTCCAATATTGTGAAAGACTTTGAGAAAATCAAAGACAGATGGGGCGATGAAGTTTCTCGCTATACTCTTGTTGATATACAGAACGATGAAGTAATTGTAATGGATAGAAGCAATAATTGGAATTATTACGGACTTAAATATTCTATGGATGGAGACAAGCCTGTTATTAATTTTGAAACTGCTACAAGAAAGAAGATTGTATTTGAAGATTATTCTGGTGATGCTACCGATATTGATGGCACTGTAAATTTTGGTGATTGTGTTTTTGAGATTGAAAATGTTGCATTTGAAAAAGTATCGGCAGCAGAGGCTTCAATGAATAACGCAATTGCAGAAAAGGATGAAGCCATATCTGCAAAAGAGGTAGCTGAAACAAATTATACAGAGGCAAAGGCTGAACTTGATGAACTTAAACCTAAGTATGAGGAATTTGTAGCAGCAGCACAGAAGAAAGCTGATGAAGAACTTTGTGTAAAGAAAGATGAAATGCTTGCACAGTTTGAATCTGCCTTGTCTGATTGTGAGGAATTTTCTGCTATAAAAGATAACAAGGCTGATTATTCAGTAGACGAGATTGAACAGAAGTGTTCTGTAATTCTGTTCAGAAAGAACAAGGGTGTTAACTTTAACAAGCAAACTAAGAATACTGTTATAGGAATACCTGATACACAGGACGATGATAATGATAGACAAGGTTATGTTGCTACCAAGTATGGCGACATTCCTGTTAATAGATAATAATTGATTGGAGGAATTAATATGGCTTATACCGTTTTTGAGAGCACTAATATGGCAACTACAAAGTTTGCTGAAAGAATTTTTGATGCAGTAGCAGCTACCAATACTGAGAATGGTACTTTCGGTTATCTCAATGGTCTTGCAACTGGTGAAGCAGTTACATACAATTTTGTAGCTGGCACAAAGTCAGGTTTGAAGATTGGTGATGTTGTTGTTGCTGATAATCCTGCTTGGGATGTAGATACTTGTAAGAAGACAAACCAGAGAAAGGATAAGTTTATTATTGAGGCTGGTGTAAGATTCAGAGCCAGAGTAATAAGAAAGAATGATGAAATGTCTTTCTCTATTGATGGTTTTACTTCTGCTACTCAGTCTGTTGTAACTGGTGTAACTGATTTTAAAACAACACCTGTTTATGTAACTATTGATACTACAACTGGTAAGCTCGTAGCGGCAACCACTAAACCTGAAAGCGGCGTTATTATTGGACAGATTATGCGTAAGAGAATTAGTGGTGGTACTCTTATAACTACTGCTGGCACTTATGGCTACAAGAGAGAAATGTACGATGTAAAGATTATAGACGTTGATGTAACAGCGTAATCGGAAGGAGTGATTAATTATGAAGGCTAGAGTAAATTTTTCTAAGGAAGAGGCACAGGTTTTTGACCTTGCACTTGACCTTGCTAGAGATGATTATAGTTCTCAGATTGATGGTGAAAAGCTGAATAAGAAAGACCTTGAAAACTATCTTAGAACTAAGATTAATAACGACATACTGAAAGGAAAGACACTTTATCAGGCTTTCAGACGTAACAACCTTATAATGTTTGAGATTGTTGAGGAAATTGTTACAACTGCAATTAGTGAGAATATCTTGGAGTCTCCTTTTATTGATGCTTTTGTTGAGGTAAAGAACAGAGCTTTGGGCGACCAGACAGCTTTCTATTCTGAGGGTGGTTTAGTTTCTGTTGCAACCTTTGCTGGTAATCATTGGGACACTAACAGAGAAGCTATTGATGTTGGTGAGGAAATTACACTTCCTAGAGAGTGGATTTATGCTCATGTATATGAAGACCTTGAAAGATTCCTGCTTGGTATTACACCTCTTGAAAAGATGGTTGATAAGATTTATAAGTCTATCAACAAGTTCATTCAGGACAGACTGTATGCTCAGTTCCAGAACGTTGCAAATGCAGTTCCCGCTGATTTTGTTGCTTCTGGTAATAGTGAAGCTGCTGTTGGTGAGCTGTGCGATAAGGTTCAGGCTGCTGGTGGTTACGGTTCTCTGACTATCGCTGGTACTAAGGGCGCACTGAGAAAGCTTGCTGCTGTTGTTCCCGATAAGATGTTCGCAAACTCTCAGAAAGAAGCAAAGGCACAGACTGGCTCTATAGGTGATTGGGAAGGTAATAAGCTGATGATTATTCCTCAGACTCTTAAATCTGGAACATTTGAGCTTGCGCTGAACGACAATCAGATATTTATTCTTGGTGGCGATTCCAAGCCTATTAAGCTGGAATACATAGGTGATACTCGTTCTGATATCGACACCGAAGGTAAGAAGAATAATGACATGAGTGTTGATATTCAGGTGCAGACTGCTATGGGTATGGGTCTTGTTCTACCTAACTACTTTGGTCTGTTTACTTTTAGTGGCTAATCAATAATGTAATAAATATGAAAGGTGGATTAAATATGGCTAGAAAAAAGAATGTCATTGAATCCACAGATACAGTACAGGAGGCTACAATTGTAGCCTCCGATATTGGTACTGCTGTGGTTAGAAATGATAATATTGTAGATAATGAAGAAATTGAAGTTGTTTCGATGATACCTAATGTAAGTTATGAAGATAGCTATACAGGTGATTTTTACAGATGGGATGAAATAGGTCATACAGAGATAATGACTTGGGCAACTATCAGAAATATGTGGAGAGGTAATAAAGGTTATTTTAGAGATTTGTGGTTGAAGCCTTTAGATGAAAGAGTAATTAAAAAGTTAGGATTGGCTAACAACTATCAGAAGTATGAGTATTTGATGGAAGGTTCTAATTACACAAGGGCTTCTATAAAACAGATATGCGATGAAATAGCTAAAACACCTGTTGGTCTGAGATATTCTATTTTTAATAATATTAAAACTATTATTGCCAATGGAGAGCTTTCAGACATTAATGTAATTATGACATTAGAAAAGAGATTTAGTCTTAATTTACTTTCTATTCTTGAATAATATAGGGAAGGAGTGAGAAGTTATGGCAACGCCTTATACTGCTATATATGAGAATATGTTACCCAAATTCCGTAGTTATGAGATACCTTTAATGACAGTCGAAGAAGTACAAGAGTATTTGCATGACTTCATTGTTCCTGCTATTACAAGATTTCATATATGTAGAAAAGATTTAAATGACCGAGATGAAACTCTTGAACAGTTTAATGTAGATTTGTCAAGTACAGAAATTGAAATCATTAGCAATTTTGCTTTAATTGAATATATTGATTCTACATATGTTAGAACAGCAACATTACTAAAGGTGAATCTTAGTTCAAGTGATTTTAATTCATATAGTCCTGCTAATATGTTAGATAAACTATTGGCTATGCATGACACATATAGACGAGAAAACGAAACATTGCTATCAAGATATTCGTGGATGAATAATTCATCTACAACAGATAAGTTAAGTCCTAATTATAAAAAGTAAAAGAGGTGAAGTATTGTCGTGGATGCTTTTGAAAGATTTAAAAGAAAAATGGAACTGTCAGGTGGGTCTTTACGAGGCGAACAAATATGGAATAGCCAACAACTTTTAAATAGAACATTTGCTGACGATGCTTCTTATTCTTTGAACATTTATATGTGGGAGTTAGGAAGACAGTTATATGATGATGTGCAACCTATAGATATCAGATTATATCATCGAATGTTTTCATCGGCAAATGGTGTAACAGTAAAGTTTCAAACCTTACATGATACTCACATAGAAGTTGGAGATATTATTTATGACAGTAACGAGGAAGAATATTGGATTTGTACTGAATCATTTAACTTAGATAACATACATTACCAGGGTAAATTTACATTATGTAATTGGATATTAAAATGGCAAAATAAAAATGGAGACATTCTTGAATATCCATGTTATAACATTAATACCACACAGTATAATTCAGGCGAAACTCCGAATAGGAATTTTATTGTTGGTTCTTCTCAACACGCAGTTTTGTTACCTTGTGACGAGAATACTGTTATTCTTGATACGCCACAGAGATTCTTTTTGGACAAGAACACAACCAAGCCAACAACTTATATTGTTACTCAGAATGATACCACTACATTGAATATTGGTAAGAAAGGTTTGATTAGACTCACTTTGTATGAATATGAATTTAATTCTGCAAAAGACAGAATCGACCTTGGTGTATGCGATTATTTTGATAAAGACAATTTACAGCCTGATATACCAAGTGGCTCAACAGAAAATACTATTATGTATGATACTAAAATAATTAAATCTGGTGGTAGTCCAAAAATATATATAGGCAAACTATATGATAATTTTGGAAATGAAATTGAACCATATTTAATTAAATGGGATATTGTCTGTGACTTTGCATCTGCGTTTAAACGTATAGAAAATGGTAATTCGTTAATATTAAGTATTGATAATGATGATTATATTGATGAAGAATTTAAAATTATATGCTCTGACGTTACAGATACATATAGCGCAGAATTAATTATTACTATCGAATCTTTATTGTAACGAGGTATTGATATGGCAAATAGTACAATTATCGGAAAGATAAAAAGAAGATTAATCAAAGAGATGATTAAAGACGAAAGTATTATTAATGCTATTGATAGTCCTGATGTAGTTGTCCCTGATAAATTAATTGGAACTCACATATTTGACTTTAACCAAGACCCAAACACATTACAAAAAGTTATTACCTTTATAACTATACAAGTTCATATTCCTGAGAACAGATATAGTAATGACAATTTTTTTGTTAGTCCTACTATCGAAATATGGATTATATCTCACGAAAAACACATGATTGTAGATAATGTTCCTAAAGTGAAAGAAAATAGGAATGATTATATTTCAACGCTACTTGATAAAAGACTAAATGGTAAATACAATTACGGTATTGGAAAAATAGTTTTAGTAAGTAATATTGAAGGTTCTTTCCAACAAGATTATTTATTTAGAAAAATGACCTTCAAGGGTGTAGATATGAACAGCTCTGTATGTGAAGACGAAGACAATAACGAATGATTTATAATACAGAGGTGTAAAATGTTTGAGTTTGATGAATTAAAAATATATAAAGGATATGATATTCCTATTACTTCTAAGATTTCTGTAAAACAACCTACGCTTGAAGAAATTACAGATTTTGGAGAGAAACAATATTTCAATGCAGTATATACATTAACTTGTGTAGCTGCGGATATGAAATGGCAATTATGGGATATTGGTAAAATTGATTACACAACAATCAGCGACTATGATTTGTTTGTAATATTTTTGTCACAACTTCTTTCACAAGAAGTTGAACTGGATAATGGCATGAAAAAAAATCCATTGGAATTAATATTAAAAAATATTAATTTCGCAGATTTTCAAATTGCTCAAAAAGATTTAGGTCAAGACCATAAACAATGTATATTATATAATGAATCACAGAATATTGTTATTGATAAATTTGTGTATACACGAATAGTAGAAGCTGTGCGTAAAATTCATTATTTAAAACGCAATAATGAAATTCCAGCTAACGAAAAAACTAAAATGGATTTGATTGAGGATGCAAAAGATGAAGCTATGCTTGCTAAATCTAAACCATACAAAAGTCTTTTAGTTCCATTAATATCCACCATATCAGTTACTAATGGATTGTGTGGCGATGATAAGATTTGGAATATGCCTATTAGTAGATTTTTATATGACGTTAAAAAAACTGGACACATAAAACACGCAGACCTTTTACTTAAAGGAGCTTATTCAGGCTTCGGAAGTTTAAAAGGCATTGACCCAAAACAAATAGATATATTTGCAGATATATAATTTTATGTATATTATTTTGATTGGAGGAATATATATGGCATTTAATGTAAATGAACTTATACTTGACCGAGTTAGGTCACTGGTGTGGAACGATTTGACAACCAAGCAGATGTTGTTTAGACTGACTTCTTTGGAAAATCCTACTTTACAGTGTACCGCAGAGGGAGAGGATGTAACTGATGCAGTTGGTGCAGTAATTACCACACTGTATAGAGCAAAGAAAGCTAGTTTTAATGCAACTAACTCGCTTATTTCCCTTGACCTTATGGCAAATCAGTACGGCACAGTTAAAGAGGTAGGCACAGCCGAAGCAAAGATTGATGATACTACATATGATATTATAACTGTTCCTGCTGCTGCTGGTGAGACACTGGCACTTTCTCACACTCCTAAAAATGCATCGGATATTAAGTGGGCTTATTCCATTGTTAAGAATGAGATAGGTACTGCTTATGAGGCTGCCGCAACTGCTTCTGCAACTGAATTTGTGGTTGCAGCAGATGGTACAATTACACCGCCCACAGGATTTACAGGTCAGCTTTATATTGAATATGTATTTGAAAACGAAAATGCAATTCGTATTAAGAACAGTGCATCTAACTTCCCCGAAGCTGGTAGTGCAATTATTTATGCTTACTTTAGAGATAAGTGTAATGAGAACCTTGTTTACTCTGGCAAGATACTTTGTCCTAAAGCAAAGATGAATCCTTCTCAGATTGAAGTTGCTCTGACTTCAACTGGTAAGCATCCTTTTGAGTTTACTATGGCAAAGGATTATTGTGCTGGCGAGGGAGAAGACGAACTGTTCACAGTAATTGTGAGCCAGTAATTTTAACTTTAAATGGGGTTACTATTAGTAGCCCCATTATTTTTATTTTGAAATGAGGTGTTACCAATGACAGATAAAAATAATGCAACTTGTAGAATATGTGGTAAACCTTATCATTTGTGTGCATCTTGCAAAGATTTTAAAATTTTATATCCTTGGAAATTACATACAGATACAGCAGAGCATTATAAGATTTATCAAATTATACATGGATATTCTACTGGTATATATAATAAATCAGAAGCTAAAGAACGTTTAGAGAATGTTGATTTATCTGATTTAAAAACGCTTAGAGAAAATATCCAGGCGATAATTAATGAAATAATTAAAAGTGATAATGGTAAGACTGAAACTGTTCAGCAAGAAGTTGAAAATAAAAATAAAATTAGATTAGGTAAGTCTAAAAAAAATGTGTAAATAATTATTGTTTTGTAGAATGTCTATTGAATATAGACTAGAAAGGGAGGTACAATTTTACACATTGTATGTCCCTTATTTTTTACTACAAAAGAAAGGTGGTAAATATGTATACTATAAGTGATGTAACTGGAATACGTTATGAGAATGAGGATGCTGTGTTCTTTAGAAATTATAGGCAAGCAGCAAAATATATTAGTTGGAACGCTAAATTGCTAGATATTTTTACTGATAGTAATGATAAGTTAGTATTTGTGTTTGAACGTAAAACACATAATAAATTAATAAAGCGATGGTTAGCTTTAAATGAAAGTGATGGTAATAGTAATGGTTAATGAAGGAAAACAATTTGAAAAAGATTTTATTGACTCTGTACCAGGTTGGTGTTATTGTCATCGTCTAAGAGACTCTACGCAGTCGTTTTACAAAGCAAAAGAAACTTCTTACAGTTGGGATAATGAATGTGACTTTTTTGTATTTAATAATGCTACTCAAATTTTTTATGCTATCGAATGTAAAAGCACAAAATCAAAAAGTATGTCTTTTCAGAGAGATGAAGCTGATGCGAAGAAACGCCCAAACCAAATGATTAAATATCATCAAGTAAAATCATTAACTAAGATGTCTAAGTACAATCATATTATAGCTGGTTTGTTACTTAACTTTAGAGATGAAACCAATGATATGCAACGTACATATTTCATTGATATTCGTAATTATAATAATCTAATTATGAATACGACAAAATCTAGTATAAATGAAATTGATATAATTCGCTACAATGCCATTAAAGTTAATGGAGAAAAGAAGCGTGTACATTATAGGTGGGATATACCTTACCTATTTAGTGAACTTGAAAATAAAATATATTAAGAGAGGTAGATAGATATGAATGCACATATTACTATAGACGAAACAATGACAAGTTATACAAATGAAATTATGACAGGAACTTATATTGATACTAAAACTAACAAAGAGACTTTGTTTACATTTAAAACGAATATTAGTGTTAAGGATAAGATTCAATTTGTTTCAGATGTAACTGCGTTAATGATTGGTGAAAATTATTTTTCATTTTTAAAAGATTTAATATTTGATTTTGAAATCATAAATGTTTTTACAGACATTGATGTTTCAGAGATTCTTAATGCTGCTGATGCTATTGGTGAAATTGAAAATATTGTAACCAATACCAAAATAGTAGAGATAGTAAAGAGTAATGTAGACAATGCAATTTTAGATGAACTTAAAATAGCAGTTAATAGCAATATTGAATACAAGACTGGCGTTCATAATAATATAATTGAAGATAGCATAGTACAGCTTTTGTCGTCTATTAAAAATAAAATAGATAGTATTGATACTGAAACAGTGCTTCAAATGGCTGAGGTATTAAGTACATTGGGTAATAACGTTACCTCCGAAGGAATAGTTAATGCTTATGCAAATTCCCCTGCATTTTTAGAATCTCTTAAAGAAAGAGAAAAGAGAATTGATACAATGATAAAAAATAAAGACAATATTAAAGATAAGAAGTGATATACTATGACGTTTAATTCGCCTGACCAATTACAAAGACACGCTATGAAATGTATGCAAGTAGCAATACAGAAAATGGAAAATCAAATACATGAAGTTATTAATCAATTCCTTCAACAATATTATAAAGAATACAGCCCATCTGTATATGAAAGGACTGAGCAATTGTTACATTCTTTGGTCAAAAGCGAGATTGTTTCAAACGGTAGTGGATATACTTGTCATGTATATTTTGATTTAGATAAAATAGATTATTCATATAAATACATTAACGGCAAAAGGTATAAAAATGATACCAGCAAAGTTGGTGGCACGAAAGGTATAGTGGGATTGGCTATGGAGAGTTATACTCATGGAGGATTTATAGCAAACGAGAATACTGCTATATGGACAGAAAGCATGAATGTATTAAATCGTGAAAAATTTAATATACTTAAATCTTGCTTGATTGATAGTGGAATACCAATTAAATAGTATAATTGACATAATACGCACGTTTACAAATAATAACAACCTAGACAATGCGCAGGATTGGAGATGATAGTTATGGCAAAGTCCAGAGAAACATTTAGAAAAATAATAACAAGCCCTGAATTGATAGAGCAAATCAACCCTAAAAATAAGCAGTTAATGGAGAGATATTTAAAAAACTTTGCTACCAAGCGTTCTCCAAAATCTGTTATTGTATATAGGTCAAATTTAAACTTGTTCTTTGTATGGAACTTATTGAATAATGACAACGCATTTTTTGTGGATATTCGTAAAATTGATTTAATGGATTTCTTTGATTTCGCAGTTACGGAGTTACAATGGAGTCCCAATCGTTATGCACAATGTCATTCTTCTTTGTCTAGTTTTAGTTCGTGGATAGAGAATTTTTATGATGATAAGTACCCTGAGTTCAGGAATCTTTTACCAAAGATTGAGAAATTACCTAAAGAAGCGGTGCGCAAAAAATCTGTATTTACCAAGGAAGAATTAAATAAATTAATGACAATACTTGGGGAGCAAGGCAGAAAACAGGAACAATGCTTGTTAGCTTTACTTATGTCTTCGGGTTCAAGAGCAAGTGAGCTTGCACGTTTTACTGTTGATATTATAGATGAACAACATACCGCTTTTAGCGATTTATTCTTAGAAACAACCGAAGAAGTACAAGTTAAGGGTAGAGGTGTTAATGGAAAATCGTTGATAAGATATATCCTTAAAGATACATTTCTTCCTTATTATAAAGCATGGTTGCCTATCAGAGAAAAGATTATGAAAGAAAATAATCAACAACATAATTATATTTTTATAACACAAGATGGTGAACCAGCTAGTGTATCAACTTTTAGAGGTTGGGTTAAAAGATGGAATGAAATTATGGATAAACCGTTTTATTTACATAGTATTCGACACTATTATACTACTACGCTGTTGTCAATTGGATTGGAGCAAGAATTAGTTCAAGAAATTATCGGATGGAGTTCAGCCGATATGGTGAAAATATATAATGATGCGACTGCTAAAGACAGAGAGTGGAAAGGTTTAAATAAATTAAAACAAGTATTAGAGCAAGATTTAAAGGATGGTGATTGAGTTGGCTAATAATAATTGGGACATAGGTCTTGGACTTAGACTAAAACCTGATGCTATAGAGAACATACAAAAGAAGATTGATGCAATAGGACAGAATAAGTCAGTCACTTTAAAAATTGATAATTCAGAAGCATTAAAACAAATAAATGCTGTTAAGAAACAAATTGAATCTCTTAGTCAAGTTAAGATTACCATAGGAAATGTAAATACTGCAAGCAACAATAATAATGTTCAAGTACCTAAAATAATAGATGGTGCTAGTACAAAATCTATTTATACTGTTACCGAAGCATATAAAGAATTAAAAAATGTTATACAGCAAATAGGTAGTAAAGAACTTAATTTACAAAACTTAGATTTAAAAACTAATCCTGAACAAATAAAGGCATTAAAAAATCAACTTAAAGACCTTTATACAGAGTTTGATAAAATAATGGACGAATATAGTGGCAGATTTACTTTAGTCCAGGAAAATGATATTAATAGACTCTTGGGGAATTATAGTAGAAAATCTCAACAGTTATCTTCAAAGTTGACAGATACAACTAATGTTCAGGAAAATATAAATGCTTATCAAAAGTTGTTAGATTTACAAAATCAAATATCTAGCAAGAAGATATCTGTTGCTAAATTAAACCCTGAAAAAAATGCTTTTGAGATAGAGTCAATTACTATCCAAATCGAAAAGTTAAAAACAGAATACAATAATTTAAAGCAACAATTATCTGAAAAATTAACCATTGGTCAACTACAAGAATTAGATAACGTTTCTAAACAAACTGCTAGTGATATTGAAACGATAAAGGCAAAATGGTTGGATGTTGAAGCTAAGATGGAAACATCTCAGCAAAACAAAGAAGTTATAAGCGGTTATAAACAATTACTTGATTTACAAAATCAAATATCTAGCAAGAAGATATCTGTTGCTAAATTAGACCCTGAAAAGGATGCTAATGCAATAGCAACGATTAAGGCTCAGATAAGAGAATTAGAATCGGCTTATAGTGAGCTTAGTCAGCAAATGTCTGGTAAATTAAGTTCAAGTCAAATACAGGAATTAGACAACGTTTCTAAACAAACTGCTAGTGATATTGAAATAATAAAGGCAAAATTATCAGATTTAAATACAGCACAATCTAATAAGGCTAATGCTGCTGAACTGAAATCTCAATTTAGAAGCCTTCTTAATATTGCTAATGAAATAGGTGACATAAACTCAAAAATAAGCAAACTCGGTTTTTCTGGCAATAATACCAATCAAATTAAAGTATTACAAACACAGTTAAGTAATTTAATAAATACTTATGCAGATTTAAAAGTAGAATTTGAAAATAATGGTGGAATTGATGTAGTAGGTGAATCTACTTTTAAACAATTAGATAATATAATAACAAATGCAAATAATCGTTTGAAAGTTTTTCAAGCAACTTATGAAGACACTAGAGCAAAATTTGCTAATAAAATACAGACTGATTTTATTGGAACTGGGAAATTTAGTGCAGACATTGCTAAAGTACAAGCAGATTTTCAAAAACTAGGCATAGAAAATGAAAGTGTGACAAATGGTATTACTAAATTAAAGTCATTACTTTCAACAATGTCTAAAAGCAATGATGTTGAAGTAGTAATTAAGAGCTATGAAACATACCAGCAGGTGTTAAAATCTACGCAAAATGATGTTAAACAATTACAAATAAATGCGGCACAGGCTAGTGCAACTTTATCTTTGAATGCCAAAAAAGACAAAATGAATAGAAGCATAGAATTGTGGTTTAAAAACAATTCGGCTCTTGCTAAAAAATTTGGCATTGAAATGCGTAACATTCAAACACAAATTAAATTAGCGGATGCCACTAAATTAAATGCGTTACAAGACCAACTTGAAGCGGTTAAAGTAAAGGCACAATTAGCTGGTGGTAGTGCATTAACTTTTGGCGATAGGCTTAAAGCTCAATTATCAAAATTAGGGATTTATTTCTCAGGTATTATGTTAATAACAAGGTCAGTACAAGTTATAAAAAATATGGTAAATAGTGTCATTGACCTTGATACTTCGTTGATAGATTTAAAGAAAACCACTACTGCAACTAATGAAGAATTACAGGCATTTTATTTTAATGCAAATGACATTGGTAAAGAGTTAGGCACTACGACTAAAGCAGTAGTTCAGGCTGCTGCGGATTGGTCTAGGCTTGGTTTTTCGATTAAAGATGCACAAGAAATGGCAAAGACTTCTTCAATCTTTGCTAGTATATCTCCTGGTGTCGATATTAACAAAGCGACAGATGGCTTAGTGTCAGCAATGAAAGCATACAAAATAGAAGCGGAAGATGCTCTCGATGGTGTTGCAAGTAAAATTAATATCATAGGTAATACACAAGCAGTTTCAAATGAAGATATAGTTGAGTTCTTAACACGTTCATCATCTGCTATGGCAGTTGCTAATAATACACTTGACGAAACTATTGCATTAGGTACAGCAATTACTGAGGTTACTAGAGATGCTGCTAATGCTGGTCAAGTAATGAAGACTGCCTCCATGCGTATAAGGGGCTACGATGAAGAAACACAAGAACTTTCATCTGATGTACAAGTTCTCGTAGGTGACATAGCAAATCTCACTAAAACCGCACAGCATCCTATCGGTGTTTCGATTTTTTCTGATGAAGCTAAAACACAATATAAATCTACTGTAGAAATTCTTAGAGAAATATCTAAAGTTTGGGATGAATTAACAGACAAACAACAGGCGCAAGTTCTTGAAGCTCTTGGTGGTAAACGTGGTGGTCAAGCACTTGCGGCAGCTATTGAAAACTTTAGTGCAGTAGAAAAATCTTTAAATACTATGCAACATAGTGCTGGTAACGCTATGCAAGAAATGAGTATTATTGAAGAATCGTTAGAGTTTAAACTTAATAAACTCAAAGAGACTGGTGTTGGTGTATCACAAAATGTATTTTCTCAAAAAGAGATTAGTGGTATAATTACTACATTAACTAAACTTCTTGAAGTTATAGATAATTTAACCAAAAAAGTTGGTGGACTTGGTACTGCTTTCACTGGTCTGATGGCTTACAAAGGTCTTAGAGGCGTTGGTATATTTGATTATTTTAATCAAGGTGGAAAGTCTTTGTGGGGTGGTTTGACAGGATTATTCCAACGTGGTTTAAGTGAACAAGCTGTAACTGCTGGTATCACACAATCTGATATACAAATTTTAACTCAATATAGTAATGCGTTAAAAATGGGTATAACCGATACAACAGCATTAGAAGCATCATTAAAAGGAGCTTCACCAGCCGCAAAACAAATGGCTACTTCTATTCAAGCAGGAACAGTACAACTCAATGATTTGACTACAGCATCAAAGGCTGCGCAAATTGGCATGAATTTGCTTTATACTGCTATGAATATCGGTATAAGTTTATTTATATCATTTGCCATAAATAAAATATCAAAACTTGCCAATGCCTATAAGGATTTAGCACAAAAAGCAGATGAAGCCTCTCAGAAATTAAATGCAAGAAAAGAAGAAAATTCTCAAATAGATGAATTGATTGAGAAATATAAAAAGCTGAAAGAAGCTGAGACTGCTGACAATAAGCAGGAAACAAGAAAACAAGCTCTTGGATTGCAGAAAGAGATATCAAATATTATTGCAAAACAACCAGATTTATATAATAAACAATTGAAAAATATTGATTTAGTAAATGGTAGTTTGCAAGAACAACTTGAATTGCTGAATAAAATTGATAAGGCAAATTCAAAATCAGTAGCGACAAGTGCTGAACAAGCCTATAGGTTAGCGAGTGATGCTACTGAAAAATATAAGTATGATAATCCCGATTCTGAGACAATAAATCGAAGTAATAATAGTATAATTCTTGTAGCCAACAAAGGAAATGCGTCCAATGACTTAAAAGGTTATTCTATTGTATCTGAACTTTTAAAGCAACGTTTTATGGGCAAAAGTGATATTGATGAAGGCAATGGAAATAGAAATAATGAATACAATATTCGTTTTGCAGAAGATACAACATGGGTTCAAAGACTTAAATTTCTTGATGAAGCAATAGAAAAGTTGGAACAATCTACTGAATTTGATACTTCTCAAAAGGGTATATATGACCAGTTATTGGCTGCTCGTGAAGATATTAACAAAACAGTCGGGAAACAAATTCAAGCCGCTGTTGATTATTCGCAAATTGTTACTGAATATACAGTTCAAGACAATATGGCTAATGTTAAGTCTTATAAAGAATTTGAAGCAGCAAGAAGTAAAGTGATTAATGAAGTATTAGCTAATGGTACTATCAGTAAGGCAATAACTGATGAAGCATTGTCAAAAGAAGATATTGAACAATATGTCAACGAATATATTTCTTCTTTAAATGGATTGTCAGACTATTATGACGAATGGGTTCGTAGAAATAAGAATAGCTTTGAATCAATGTCTGATGCTGAAAAGGCATGGGCTACTCAAACAAGAGCTGACACCGACTCAATTGCCAACATATATAAAGACACTTACAGTGAAATAGAAGCAGTTGAAAGCCAAACACCACGAACTCCGTTATTTGACGTTAATCAACATACCGAAACTTTTAAAGATGTTGATAAGGCGATGTCTTCATTTGAATCTGCCATTAAAAATATTGATAATAATGAAATGCCTGATGCTGAGTTCTTTAGTCAATTTCCTGAATTAGCTCAATATGCTGACGATTTAACTGTGCTAAAACAGAAGATATATGAATTAATGTCTTCTTATCCTGATGATGTAATTCAGGAACTAAAAGAGTTAAAAGAAAGTATAGATTTATCTAAAGAGAGTCTGGAAGAAGAATTAAAACTTCTTAGCGTAGGCGGTAAAGTTGATTTAACTAATAGACCTGTTATTGACACAGAAGAATTGAAAAAGGCTGGTTGGAGCGATGTCGAAGGGGATGTTGCTACAGTATATACTAGCGGTTTTTCTAATGGAGAGAGTGGCAAGAAAGCAATTGCTATAAATTTCACTCCTATCGTTGTTGATGAAAAAGGAGAATTTATAGGTGTATTATCTCCTGATGAATTGGAAGAATATGCGCAAGGTGTTATTGCTGGCACAAGAACTGATGATTTACATTTGCAAATAGGCGCAAAATTCACAGGTAAGAAAGCAGTTGAAGAATCAGAAGCAGAAGCAGAAAAAATTCATAAACTTCAAGAATGGTATTACACATATAATGATGAACAACGTCAGCAAGAATCGACAAAACAGAAAAAACAAATAGATGGTCTTATCACCATGTTAGACAGATTGGGTAAAAAAGCCAAAGAAGTAAATGGTGAATTGACCAATATTTCTGTTGATGATTATATCAAAAAAGAAGAAGACCATGTTCAAGGAATAATTGATAAACTTGAATCTGAAAAAGATGTTCAAAATGATATCCTTGATAGTTTAAAAGAGCAAAAAGAACAACTTGAACAAATCATAAGCGATTACGAAAAAACAGTTAGCGTTGTTGAAAAATACATTGACAAAATTCAAATTAAACCTCTTGAACAACAGAAGTCTGATGTTGAGGAATATTACAATACGCAGATTGACAAACTTAAAGAGGAAAATGATGAACGTAACCGTAATATTGAGTTACAAGAAAAACAAGATGCTTTGGCTAATGCTCGTAAAACCAAAGCTAAGGTTTATACCGAAGCCCAAGGTTGGATAGTTAAATCTGATGTAAATGCAATTAAAAACGCAGAAAAAGAATTAAAAGATTTGCAGAATGATATTACTATTGATAATCTCGAAAAGCAGAGAGATAGTGAAATAAATGATATCGAAAAGCAAATCAAGGCATGGGAAGACTACAAAGATGCTTGGAAAGAACAGGTTGAACAAATAACCGAAGCTGACGAAGAACTTATTGCAAGCAAAATACTTGGTGCTGATTGGCACGAAAAAATTGCTGACCAAGACATTGATGTAATGAGTAACTTTGGTGCAGAATATGTATCATATAATAATCAATTAAAGAATCAAGTCAATGTTGAAATATCTAACGTTGAAAAAGCTATCAAAGAAAGAGAAAAAGAAATTAAAGGTTGGAAAGATTACAAGAGTCAAATATCTAATTTGAACAAAGAAATCACCAATTCTAATAATGAGTATTTAGAAAACTTTAATGAATTTGTTTTTAATGAAAACTCTACTTGGGAAGAACGTATAGCTCATTTAAAACGAAGTGCTGAAATTGTTAAGCAATTGAATAAAGATATTAATTCTTCTGAGTCAAATTCAGAAGAAGATAATACTGAAAGATATGCTGTTGTCTATAAAGGTGGAATAAAACGTATCAGGACAAATCAGGAAGATGCAGAAAATGAGAAAAAGCAACTTATTGAGCAAATGGTTAAGAAACAGATTGTACCTGGTATGCCTACAAGTGCTATTGAAGCGATTAGAAAACAACTGGAAAAATCTTTTACTATTGAAAAGTATGCTACTGGTGGAATTAATACAACAACTGGATTAGCATGGCTTGATGGAACAAAGAATAATTCGGAAGTTATTTTTAATTCAGCACAAGCACAAAAATTATATGATTTAGTTAATAGTGGAAACTTTGCAAATTCTATTAAAGATAATATCTTGAAAGGGTTAGATAAGCCATTAACTCAATTGACACCTAATATAGTCAATAACACTTCTCAGTCTATTAATATTACATTTCCGAATGCAACTATTAATGCAAAAGATTATGACACATTTAAGAGCTTTATGGACACCTACACAAATGACCTCATGCTTAAAATGCAAGTTGGTTTATAAAACTTTACAAGAACGTCATCGTGTAATGCGGTGGCGTTCTATTTATTATAGAAAGAGGTGAAAGAATGTTACAGACACCTATTAATGTTGAACCCTCAAACGGACAATTACGTTACAAAGGGACAAATGATTACGTTGAAAAAAGGTTTACTTTCCAGGGCGACCTATTGACCTTTGTCCAAGGCGTAGTTGATGACATGGAATACAATCCTA